TTTGTTTCCTCATTTCTTCCGCTACCGCACGGGCGTACTGCTCATTGGTCAGTCCGAGCCGCTTGGCGATTTGAACTTGTGATTGCGTCAACACGATCTTTCTGGGCGCTGTGCTTCGCGTGGCAGGAGCCACAACCGACGACTTACGCTTCTCAGAGGTAAACGCTTCTGGGAAACGCTTGCGTACACGAGCATTGATCTTCTCGTAGTACTCATCGCTGTTTGTGTCTTCACCGCTTTCCACAAGGTCTTGATGAACTGCCAGAGCAAGTGCAGTCATTTCCTTATCGGCCCCAAACCAAGAATTGGCGTCTTGCCACGCTTTGGCTTTGGAATCAACTCGGACAGTTTGCTCCGGTCGCGGATCGGGTTGTACCACAGTATTTTGTGGTTGTGCAACTGCTGGCTTGAAATTGTTTACTCGCTCTGCTTTGTACTTGGCAGAGGCAAGCGCCTCTTGAGCCTCAACCAAAGCATCAGAATCACCCGCTTCATATGCGGCTTTGAACTTCTGCTTGGCTTGATCCAACTCGTTTTGAACAACTTTCTTGGCTTGTTCAAGCAAAGCCTGCTGCCCCTGGCCCAAACTACCCTGTAGGCGTTTGTTCTCTTCCACGAGGTTCTGAGCAAGGCGCACTGCTTCTTCACGCTCACGCAAAGCCAATTCTTTGGCCCTACGCTCTTCGTGATATCCCTTGGAGAAGTGCTGGATGCGCTTCTTTACCCCTTCGGAGTACTGCGCCAGTTCGTCGTCCGTGACCTCCGCAGGAGCTTCCTTCATGGGCTTGCGCCCACGGTCCTCCTCAGGCGTGTCGTCTACGACCTCAATCTCGGGTTCCCCCTCAATCTCAATCTGAAGTTCTTCAGGCTTTTCCGCTGCAACTTCGTCCGGAAATTTGAATTCTGTCATGTGCTACTCCTTATGCCCGCTTGATGCCGCGTGGATCTTGGACGACTGCCTCAACGCTATCGTCGTTGATGATTCGCCACTCAGTACCGTGGATCTTTAGCCGCGTACCAGAATTGGGACGAACCAGCACAAAGTCACCGACTTTGCACGAAGGCCCACTGGGGAAGCGCAGTGGATCTTTGTAGCAGTCTGGTCCCATCTTGGCGACATACAGCACCGGGCTCATTACCTCTTCAAAGTGCATGGTCTGCCCTGCTTTGACCAGCCCACTTTCGTACTCTTTTTCCGCTTTGGGCAGAACGCAGAGCAAGTGGTAGGTCACCGGATCAGGCACTTGTCGGGCCTTTTCCTCATCAGTTTGCGGCAACACGGTTGTGTTTTGGCCGTCGCTCAGGAGTAGTTCACTCATCGTCGTTTTCCATCTTTCGCACAAGGTCGGTTATGAAAGCATGAGCGCGTGAAAGACCCTGGATTTCACCCGTCATGAATTTGTACTCGGCAAAATCTTTTGCCGCACCTGAGATAAGCGCCTGCGCGATGGTTTCGCGGCGCTCTTCCAGTTCTTTGATAACTACGTCAAACGCAGTAGTCATGGTTACTCCTTAGCCTGAGGTTTTTGCTGACGCATCATCTGCTGCCGAGTTTTGATCGCATCGGTCTGCATTTGCTGCCTCATCTTTTGTTGGTGAATTTGTTCCTTCTGTTGAAGCTCCTGCTGCGCCCGCATAGCCTTTAGCCGGGGGTCTTCCCCCTGATTTTTCTGGGCCTCAAGCTGTAGCCGTTGCGCTTCAAGTTGCAGCTTTTGCTGCGCAATTTGGAAGTCCATCTGGTCGTTTTGAGCTTTACGTTGCATCTCGGCTTGCTTGAGTTGCAGTTCAGCTTGAGCCATTTGCAATGCAGGGTCTTGTGCCTGTTGCTGGGCTTGCTGCTGCTGCGCTTTACCCATGTTGCTCTGAAGCAATTGTTGAGCCGCCTGGGCCACCAGACGAGACAACTGAACTTCTGTCTGCTCATCCAGTTCTTGGTCCGGCACTGTCATCGGAACGCCAAGTTGTTGCTCAATTTGCTGCCTGTAAGCAAACGCCATGTGCTCTGCGATGTGAGCCATCACTGCGCCCATCATCTGCTGCGCCATTGGGTTCTGGCCCATCATTTGCATGATCATCGGGTCTTGCATCATGCTCATGTGGGTTGTGATATGCGCTTGGTGATCTTGGTAAATGAACGCCTTTGTAGGCTTACCTGTCAGGAAACTCATGTTCTCTGACACAGGATCTCGGGGCTTCTGATCGTCTTCAACCGGGACCAACTTCTCTGCGTTCTTAATCCCCAAAACTTCCAGCATCTGCCTGTGGAGTTGGGGCAGATCGTAAATTTGCGGGGCACCTTGGGCCAACTGAAGAGCAGCTTGATACTGCATGATCCGCTGCGCCATCGTGGCGGCATTGGGATCGCTGACTGGAATTACCTCTACTACATCGTAGTCAGCCTGCTTAACAGATCGATCACCACCTTCCGGGGTGTACGGATACGAGGTTGGCAAAAAGTCCCGAATGATCCCCTTTAGGAGTTTGAACTCCATGCGCAAACTTGCGTGTACACGAGCCTGTACAGCGCTCATGGTCTTGAGTTGACGCTCAAGAATAGCCAGCGTGGTGCCTACAGGTGCCTGGGCAGACATATCGCTGATCTTGAGATCTGCAATTGCCGCTAGTCTGCGCCCATCCTCAGTAATTGACTGAAGCAATGCAGCCAAAACTTGGCTTGGCTCCTTGTAAGGAAGCGGCATGATGTTGTCACGCACACTTCCAGAAGCAATATCCACATCTCTAAACTCACCCGGAGCAATCGGGGTGTCATCGCCCTTAATCCGCAACCCACGAGCCTTTAGGCCACCGGGCAAATTTGACAGGGTTCCGGCATCCACTAATTGCCGGATGATGGAAGTGCCAGCGCGAGCATAACCACCAATAAGGTGGATATAACCCAGACCATAAGCGCCAAAACCAGGAATATACGTGTACTGGACGAAGTGCTGTCGCTTGAGTTTCTTGTCGTCGTCTTCGTTCCAGTTTCGCCGGATGGATAGGACGGTGTTGGTTCCTCTTTCGACCGTGACCACATACGGCAAAGGAACTTCATCTTCGTACCCCGGCATGTCCCAGTCTACGTGGATCTCCAGAACCTGATACCGATCATCGTCAGTCAGGGTATACCCTTGTTCTTCTGCCTTTTTCTTCTCAATGTCAGTGAAGAACCTGACAGGCTCACCCAGTTCTACGTCTTTGTAGAAACCTGCTACCTGTAATTTCTTGATCTCATTCTCAGTTTTGCGCATGACATGGGTCACACGCTCGGCTGTGTAAACATTTGACGCCCCGTAGGGCATGATCAGGTCTTCAGCCGGGACAAATGGAGCCGCAGGCAGTTCCGTGCTCGGGTTCGGGTAGATCTTCTTGAAAGCAGCGCCAGAAAGGCCAAGGGAGTACAGCATCCGCTCATGCTCGGACCTGTAATCAATCATCCGCTCGGTCAGCATGTAGTTCATGTCGTCACGAACTCGCTCTGCTGCTTCTTCTTTCAGTCGGTCAATCGCGCCAATGATCTGCGTCTTGACCGGACCTTGAGCCGGGAAGGTCTCGGTGATCATTTCCGACTGGAAACGGATCGCTGCCTCGGTCAAAAGTGGTGAATACACCCCACAAGCCCCGTTCCAGGGCTCTGTGCGCTCCTCATACTTCATCCCAAGGACTTCTAAGCCCTTGACAAACATCTCTGTCCAGTCCTTGCGACTGTTGATGTCTGCGTCCACGAGATTTACAAGCTCTGAAGCCAAAGACTGAAGCTCACCTTCGTCCATGAACTCCGCAAGGTTGGCGTCAAACTCCTCTGCCGTCTCAATTTCCGGCATCAAATCAATCTCAACGCCATCAATCCCAATTTTTACCCCCTCAGGATCTTCAATTTCAATCTCAATCGCGGGCTCATCGCCCATCAAGCCCATGTCCAAGGGGATCAGAGCGGTGTCAGTGTTGGTTGCCATGTTGTGCCTTCAGAATCAGTAGTAGGAGACGTTCCGGCGCTTATGCATCGGTTCGTCTTTCTCATCGCTGTCAATTGCAATGAACCCGCCCTGTCTAAACCTCATCAAAGCCTGACTGGACGAGTCCACAAGGTCATCATGGTCCCCATTTGGGAAAGAGGCCATCTCTTCCATGACCTCTTCTGCCCATCTTTTCTCCGGGCACCACACCACCCCTGATGCAAACAGGTCTGCGATTGAATTTACACGGGCTATCTTATCGCTGCCTTTGCCCGGTGTGTACTCCGAAAGCGGTATTCCCATCTTTCTCATCTCATAGATCAAAGGAGCACCCGCTGCCCTCTTTTCCACGATCAAAGTGTCAGGATCCCACTCCTTCCACATCTCAAATGCCTTCTTTTTAAGATCCGGGAACTCCAAACGAGCCTTGTAGGCATCCAAAAGGATGATGTTGGGCCTCAAATCACCATGTTTATTAGGGTGGTCAAACACACCCCACGTTGTACAAGCTGAGAAGTCAGCCCTGTTGTTCTTCTCAAAGGCCGTGTCCCAGCTTTGGATGATGTATTCGCACGGCGGAGGCGCTTCTTGGTCCCAAATCTGCCACTGTTCACGCTTGACAATGGCTCCACCCTCAGAAATTGGGTTCTGCTGGTACTGAGCCTCCCATTTCGCCACTGGAAGCTCAGCCTTGAGCGATTCCAGGGCCTCTTTTGACCAAAATCCAGGCCAAAGAGGATTGCCAGAGGGCAATATGGCAGGAAATTCAATGACTTCCCACTGATCAGAGCCGTCTCTTTCTGCCCCTTTGAGGATCTGCCCCGCCAAATCCTTCTTAGACCAGCGGGTCATCACAACAATGATGGCCCCTCCAGGCTGTAAACGCTGCCGAGGACCAGATGTATACCACTCATACACGCCGTCATAGACCTCAGGATTGCCTTGCTTTGCCTCCTGTTCACTGTGCGGGTCGTCAATGATCAACAGATCCGCACCCTTGCCCGTCACAGCACCGCCAACACCAATAGCGAAGTAGTCCCCGCCTTTGTGGGTGTTCCATCTGCCCGCTGCTTTGGAGTCGCTAGACAGCTTTGTGTCAAACACCTTGGCATATTGTTCACTTTGCACAAGGTTTCTTACTTTTCTGCCAAACCCCACTGCCAATTCCGCAGTGTGGGCGGTCTGGATGATCTTTTTCTCAGGGAACTTGCCCAAGAACCAACTCGGAAGCAAGTACGAAGCAAACTCAGACTTGGTGTGCCGGGGAGGCATGTTGATGATCAACCTCTTCAACTCCCCAGCAGCAACCCTCTCAAAAGCCTCCGCCATGATCTGATGATGCCGCCCAGAGATAAACCCAGGCCACATCTGCCTGACAAAAAACAAATAGCTCTCCCGGCACCTCTCAACTCTGTCCATCTCCAACAAGGCAAAGATCTTGTTCCGCTCAACCTCAGGCACCTTGTCCACAACCGCAAGGTACTGCCCAATCTCCTGCTTAGACAACAACGTCACAGACTCACCACCTCATCAATAGACCTGTCCACAACCTTCACGCCATAAAACCTCCCAGGGGCCACCTTGAGGTGGCCCTCCTTCTCAAGCCTCTTCACAATCCTGTGCATGTTCGCTTTTGATTTCAATCCCAAGCTCTTAGCCATCACCTCATAAGAAGGCGATACCCCATGCCTCTTGATGTAAGCCCTGATGAAATCAAGAACCAACTGCCACCTGTCTGTCACGCCTTCTCTCCTCTTCTGCCATTCCACGCAAAGCAGCACTCGCCATCCTGCACTGAACCGCTGCCTCCAAAGCAAACTCAATCGCCTTGTCAAACTCTCTGTTCAAAGCAGCATTGTGCAAATCCTTCAGAGCCTTCTCCGCCAATATTGTTGG